CAGCTGTTACAACTGAGCCTAGTAAATTAAAATCTGGAAGTAAAGCATCATCAAGAAGAAAGTCTTATTGTGCAAGAAGTGCAGGGCAAATGAAAATGTTTCCTAAAGCTGCAAAAGATCCAAACAGCAGATTAAGACAAGCAAGAAGAAGATGGAACTGTTAAATGTCTGACAAAGTAAAAAATGACTATGAATATTCTCGTGATACTTATTATGAATTACTAGAAAAAGGCAAAGATAGTTTAGAAACAATGATGCAAGTTGCTAGAGAATCAGAACATCCTAGAGCATTTGAAGTATTATCTAATATGATAAAAAATTTGTCAGATGTAAATGACAAATTAATGGACTTAAATAAAAAGAATAAAGATATGGAAGAACCACTTAAAAAAGTGGAACATCAACAAAATAATATATTTTTAGGGTCAACTGCTGATCTACAAAAATTATTAAAACAAAAAGATGAGAAAATTGTAGATGCATCAAGCGCAGAGTTATCTAGGGAATCCTAATGTAAAGAAGGACGGTGTTGTACAACAATGGTCGGCTGAACTAGTTGAGGAATATTCTAGATGTATGAAAGATTCAACTTATTTTGCAGAAAAATATTGTAAAATCATTTCGTTAGATCAAGGGCTCGTACCTTTTAAATTATATCCTTATCAAAAGAAAATGTTTAACCAATTTGAGGAGAATAGGTTTAATGTCGTTCTCGCATGTCGTCAATCTGGTAAGTCAATCAGTGCGTGCGCCTATCTATTATGGTTCGCATTATTCAATTCAGAAAAAACTATCGCTATTTTGGCAAATAAAGGAGCTACTGCGAGAGAAATGCTTTCACGTGTTACTCTTATGCTGGAAAATATTCCGTTTTTTTTACAGCCTGGTAGTAAAGCTCTTAATAAAGGTTCCCTTGAGTTTTCAAATAATTCTCGTATCATTGCTGCTGCTACTTCCGGGAGTTCTATTCGTGGTCTTTCTGTTAACTTATTATACTTAGATGAGTTTGCATTTGTAGAAAAGGCTTCTGAATTTTATACCTCAACATATCCCGTTGTATCTGCTGGTAAAAAAACTAAAATTATAGTTACTTCTACTGCTAATGGTATTGGTAATACGTTTTACAATATATGGCAAGGCGCAGTACAAAATATAAATGAATTTAAACCATTTAGAGTCGACTGGTGGGATGTGCCGGGTCGAGATAAAAAATGGAAAGAATCTACAGTATCAAATACATCACAATTACAATTTGACCAAGAATTTGGTAATACATTTTTCGGTACCGGTGATACTCTTATAAACGCAAAAACACTAATGGAACTAAGAGCTCGTCAACCATACAAAATATATGAAGATGGTTCTCTTTTGATATACGAAAAACCAAAAGAAAAGCATGAATATGTTATGTGTGTCGACGTTGCGAAGGGTAGAGGACAGGACTATTCTACCTTTAATTTAGTCGATATTAGCGTTCGCCCGTTCAGACAGGTAGCTGTGTATCGCAATAATACTATCTCGCCTATCCTCTACCCTAACATTATTTATAAATGGGCTAACGTCTACAACAAATCTTATGTAATAATTGAATCAAATGATCAGGGTTCTTTAGTCTGTAATGGACTATATCAAGATTTAGAATATGAAAATATGCATTCAGAATCAGCCGTAAGAATGGATAGAATGGGTATAGAAATGACTCGTAAAACAAAAAGATTAGGATGTTCAGCTTTAAAAGATTTATTAGAAAATAATAAGATTGCTATACAAGATGAAAATACTATATTTGAAGCTTCTACATTTATATCAAGGGGACAATCATACGAAGCATCTGATGGTAATCACGATGATTTAATTATGAATTTTGTATTATTTGGCTATTTTGTAACAAGTAAATATTTTGGAGATATGACAAATATTAATTTAAAAGAAATGATTTTTAAACAAAAGATGAAAGAGATCGAAGATGATGTTGTACCGTTTGGACACATCGATGATGGATCACAATACGTTGAAGAAGAAGTAAAGAAACCAGAATGGGTAATAGAATTTGATCATGACGGACAATGGAACAATTACTCTAATTTCTAAATTATATAAATATATCATAGTAATTGATAACAACCGTATTATGAATCTTATTAATTAGAAACCGAGAGGCAAACATGGCACTATTCACACCATCACAATCACCTGCGGTTGTTGTAAAGGAAATTGATGCAACGGGCGGCGTACCCAATGTTCAAACTTCCACTGGAGCAATCGTTGGAAATTTTAGATGGGGTCCTGTCGAGCAAAGAACACTCATATCAAACGAAGCCGATTTGATAAATGTCCACTCGACACCAGACACCACAAACACAATAGATTTTCATAACGCATCATATTTTTTGCGTTATTCAAGTTCGCTACAAGTTGTTAGAGCTGTAACGGCTGAAGCAAAAAATTCAAGAGCATCAACACTACAAACTGGAGGAACTTTTCCAGGAAGTGGTGCACCAACAATTAAAAATAAAGATAATTTTATTTCTCAAGAAGGAACACTTAATTCAGCTAAAGCTTCTTTTGCTGCTAGATTTCCTGGAGCTTTAGGTAATTCGTTACAAATTTCAATATGTACACCAACATTATTAGACTCAGCATTTAGTAATTGGGCATATAAATCATCTTTCGATGCAGCACCAGGTTCATCAGCAATTGATTCTGCAGCAGGCGGATCTAAAACTGAAGTACACGTTGCCATTGTTGATGAAGATGGCCAAATATCAGGAACGAAAGGATCAGTATTAGAAGCATATCCATACGTATCACTTGCTTCTAACTCAAAAGCACAAGATGGAGGAACTAATTATATAAAGAATGTAATTAACGAGCAATCACAGTACGTACATATGATTGGTTTTCCACAAGATATCACTGTAACAGGTGTTCTTGCCGGCCAAGCTATGACTGGTACTCAACAAGATTTCGTTGCAGATGGAGCTAATATTAAAGTATTAAATTATTCACTTGATAGTGGAGTTAATTCTAACGCACTTGGTACTGCTGAGATTGCAACTGGTCATGATCTTTTTGAAGATGTAGAAGCAGTTGAAGTAGATTTCTTAATTGCACCCGGTATGAGTAGCAGATCCGATCAAACAACAGTTACTAATGATTTAATTGCAAATGCAACGGCAAGGAAAGATTGTGTTGTTGTATCTTCGCCAGCTAGATCAGACGTTGTTGGTCAGTCAAATGAAACAACAGTAACTACAAATGTTGTTGCTACGGCTGCTACAATAACAAAGAGCTCTTATGGCATTATGGATTGTTCATATCTCAAAGTATTCGATAAATTCAACGATCAATTTATTGAAATACCTGCTGCTTCTTCAGTTGCTGGACTTATGGCAGAAACTGATAGAACACAAGCACCATGGTTTTCTCCTGCTGGTACAAGAAGAGGACAACTATTAGGTGTAACAGGACTTAACTATAATCCAAATAAAACAAATAGAGATACTTTATATAAAGCCGGAGTTAATCCAGTTGTTAATGTAAGTGGCTCAGGTATTTGTTTATTTGGTGATAAAACAATGTTCAATAGACCTTCTGCGTTTGATAGAATAAACTGTAGAAGATTATTTTTAACACTTGAAAGAGCAATTGCGCAAGCTGCTAAAAACGTAATGTTTGAATTTAATGATGAATTTACAAGAGCAGAATTTGTAAATATTATTGAACCAGTCCTCAGAGATGTGAAAGCTCGAAGAGGTATAACCGATTTTAGAGTAATAGCTGATGAAACAGTTAATACTTCTGAAGTTATTGATCGTAACGAATTCATAGCTAACATTTTCATCAAACCTGCACGTTCAATTAACTTTGTCACACTTAACTTTGTGGCTGTTAGAACAGGCGTATCGTTTGAAGAAATTGTTGGAACTGCTGGCGTTTAGGAGGTAAAAAATGGCACTAGGTAGTGTAGATCAATTTAAAGCCAGGCTTACAGGTGGAGGTGCAAGATCCAATCTATTTCAAGTCACTATGAACAATCCAAGAGGTGGTTTAGGTGTTGATGTAGATGCTGATCTTTCATCATTCTTGTGTGAGGCTGCGCAGTTACCAGCGTCAACAGTTGGTACGATAATTGTACCCTTTAGAGGTAGACAATTAAAAATAGCTGGTGATAGAACATTCGCAGAATGGACCGTCACTATAATCAATGATGTAAATTTTAAGTTAAGAAATTCTTTCGAAACTTGGATGAACGCCATTGCAAATCATGCGGATATTGGCGGTACTCAAAATCCCGAATTATATTTCGCTGATCTTCAGGTTTCTCAATTTGATAGAAACGAAACAATTAAAAAAACATATACGTTTAAAGATTGTTGGCCAGCAGATGTAAGTGCAATTGACTTATCATATGCTGCTGAAGATATTGAAAGATTTACGGTTACTTGGAATTACCAGTACTGGACATCTGATACCACAGACGGCGTTAATGCTGCATAATATATAAGATAGAGGGGTGCACTTAAGCACCCCTCATAATAAGGGATAATTAATGGCTGATTACATTAATGATACGCGAGGATTAAGATTATTTGGGTTCGAATTAAGACGAACACCAAAAGACGATCCTAATAAAAAACCATCTATAGTTCCAGCAAAAGATGATGACGGTGCTGGTTACGTTACTGCTGGTGGTTCACATTATGGACAATATATTAATATGGATGGGGATGATTCAAAAGATAATGCCCAACTAATAATGAAATACCGTGGAACTTCTATGCATCCTGAATGTGATGCTGCTATAGAAGATATTGTTAACGAATCAGTTGTTTCATCAAATGAAGTTGGAAAACAATCTGTAGATATTACTATGGATAATTTAAAAGTAAGTGACGGAATTAAAAAACAAATTAAAGAAGAATTTGACAATATATATTCAATGTTAAATTTTAGTGAAGATGGTCATGATATTTTTAGAAGATGGTATATTGATGGTAGAATATATCACCATATAGTTGTTAATGAATCAGCATTAAAAGCAGGTATACAAGAAATACGACCAATTGATTCTTCAAAGATAAGAAAAATAAAACAAATTAAAAGAAAAAAAGATCCAAAAACAGGTGCCAATCTTGTTGAAAAGGTGGATGAATTTTACATATATCAAGAAAAGCCAGGTCAACAAACTTCGGGTGTTAAATTAAGTGTCGATTCTGTAAGTTATGTAACATCTGGTTTATTAGATGAATCAAGAAAAAAGATTTTAGGATATTTACATAAGGCCTTAAAGCCTCTCAATCAATTAAGAATGATGGAAGACTCTTTGGTAATATATAGATTATCAAGAGCTCCGGAAAGAAGAATGTTTTATATTGATGTCGGTAATTTACCTCGAGGTAAAGCTGAACAATATATGAAAGATATTATGTCAAGGTATCGTAATAAAATAGTATACGATGCTAAAACCGGTGAAATAAGAGACGATCGTAAACACATGTCAATGATCGAAGATTTTTGGATTCCACGTAGAGAAGGTGGTCGAGGTACAGAAATTACAACTTTACCTGGTGGCCAAAATCTTGGTGAAATAGAAGATATTATTTATTTTCAAAAGAAATTATATAAAGCACTAAATGTACCGATTAATCGATTAGAACAAGAATCTCAATTTAGTTTAGGTAGAACTTCAGAAATAACTCGTGACGAATTAAAATTTCAAAAGTTTGTTGAAAGATTACGTACAAGATTTTCGCATTTGTTTATGGGTTTATTAAAAACACAACTAATGTTAAAAGGTATTATTACTGAAGAAGATTGGGATGACATGAAAAACGATCTCGTTATTGACTATATTAAAGATAATCATTTTACAGAATTAAAAGAATCAGAATTATTAAGAGAAAGATTACAAACATTAGATCAAGCTTCTCAATACATTGGAACATATTTTTCAAAGGAATGGATTATGAAAAATGTTCTTAAGCTAACTGATGATGATATAGAAAGTTTAGAAAAACAATCTGACGATGAACAGCAAGAAGAACCACAACCTGAAAACGAAGAATAGGAGTAATTATGGCTGAACAAGAAGTAGAAACTGAAGGTAATCCTTTAAGAGATTTGGTACAACATTCACTAGATCAAGATTATAATAAAGCGAATAAAATTTTTAGTGATGTGATATCAGTAAAATTAAATGACGTTTTAGATCAGGAGAAAATAAAACTTGCAGATCAACTCTACAATGGCCAACCTGCTGAAGCAGACGATACAGAGGGAGACGAAGACCAGCTCGAACTCGATCTCGATAACGCGGAAGATGGTGGAGCAACTAGCTCTGAGGCAGAGAGTGGCATTGAAGACGAAGAGACCGAAGAAGAGTCCGGTAGCGATGTGGGAGTCGAAATGGGAGACGACGAGTTATCAGATGACGACGGAGAATGGGACGAAGAAGACGGAGATGAGGAAGTATCTAATTAAAATCCGTTAAAAATTATATTTTTATAAATATATACAAAGGGAAATTTATGAAATCTTTTATAGAATTAAGAGAACTTGCTGGTCGAAAAGCAATAGGACCAAAAGTGTTTTCTAAAAGAATCAATAGAATTCCAATGACGATACACAATGAAATGGGCAAATTTGTTGTTTATATTGATGGTGATAGATTAGATCAATATCGTACTAAAAGAGAAGCTGAAAAAGCTGGTATGATGTTCATGAAACAATATAAAGGGATGAAGTAATGCATATAAATCCATTAGCAGCCGGTGAAACAGCTAACGGCGCAGGTAATAGAACTTATTTGGGATTCAATCGTAACGTATATGCTTGTTGTACAACATCTACAACTGTAACAATAAGTAATGCAGCCGGGGATGTTCAACATTCTTTTTTAATGCATTCTAGTCAAGCAATTACTTTTAATAAAAAACACGATGAAATGGTATATGCTGGTAGCGGTAATGTAACATTCACACCTATAGCATATCCGAGGTAATTATGAAACTCATTTCAGAATTTAACGATACAAATCTAGAAGTTTTTATTACTGAAGGTAAAAACGGTAAAAAGTGTTATAACATAGAAGGTATTTTTGCTCAAGCTGAAGGGCAAAATAGAAATGGTAGAATTTATCCAATGCCTGTAATGGAAAAGGCTGTTGGTAAATACTCCAATGAACAAGTTTCTAAAGGTCGTGCCGTAGGTGAATTGAATCACCCAGAAGGGCCGACTGTAAATTTAGATAAGGTTTCACATAAGATCAATGAACTTAATTTTAAGGGAAATGATGTTATGGGGAAAGCGCAAATATTGGAAACTCCAATGGGAAACATAGTAAAAGGGTTACTCGAAGGCGGTGTTCAATTAGGCGTTTCGACTCGTGGTATGGGAAGTTTAGAGCGACGTAATAACGCAATGTATGTAAAAGACGATTTTATGCTTAATGCTATTGATATAGTACAAGATCCATCTGCACCTGGAGCTTTTGTTAATGGGATAATGGAAGGTGTTGAATGGGTTTGGCATAACGGTATTATTGAAGCTAGGACAATTGAAAAAATGGAGACTGAAATTAAAAAGGCATCACGCACAAATCTCTACGAGACTCAAGTTCGTGAGTTCAAAAATTTCCTCTCGTTACTCAAAAATAAAAATTAGGGAGTCAAATATGACAGAAGAAATCAAAGATGATGTCATTGGCGATCTCTACGAAGAGGATGAAAGTGTAGAGGAAGCTATGGGGCATGATGAAAAAAATGCAGAAGAAAAATCTGTGAAGTCAGTTAAGGATTCTGAAAAAGCAGGTCCATCTGCACCCCTTCGGAAAGGCGATAAAAATAAAAAAGATCCAATGCAAAAGCTTCAATCAAGTGATCCAGCTTCAAAAATAAGAGATGCTGGTGCACAACCAAAAGAAGCTTATATGCCAAAGACTAAAGCTGCTATGATGAACGATATGTATACTAAGATGACTAAAACCAAGAAAGAAGACTTAGCATCTGTGTATTCTAAATTCATGGCTGAAGACATTGAAGATGACGAAACTGTTGAAGTTAAGTCAAGCAATGTTAAAGTCGATGTTGATTGGTCAAGTGATCTTAATGCTCTTGTTAATGAAGAAGCAACTTTATCTGAAGAATTTAAGGGTAAAGCACAAACAATATTTGAAGCTGCAATCAATTCAAAACTATCTGAAGAGATTGATCGCCTTGAAGAAAAATTTAACGAGGAATTGGAATCTGAAGTTTCTACAACCAAAGAAGAACTTGTAAATAAGGTTGATTCATACCTTAACTACGTAGTTGAGAATTGGATGGAAGAAAATAAGGTTGCAGTTCAAACCGGTCTCCGTACAGAAATTGCTGAGAAGTTTATGAATAATCTAAAAGATTTATTCACAGAGTCTTACATTGAAGTACCTGAGTCTAAAGTCGACCTAGTTGACGATCTTGCTGCAGAAGTTGAAGAGTTGGAAACAACTTTAAATTCTCAAACAGCAAAAACCATCGCTATGCAAGAGGAACTCGAGGATTATCAAAGGGAAGCGGTTATCCGTGAAGCTTCGAATGATCTAGCAGAAACTCAAATTGAAAAACTAAAAACTTTAACAAATAGCATTGATTTTGACGACGTAGAACAATTCGCCAACAAAGTTAATACTGTTAAAGAATCATACTTTAAGAAAAGACAGATGACTAGTGAATTTGATATGGAATTAGAAGAAGATACAGAAGATAATACTGTTGAAACTTCTGGAGCAATGTCACAGTATCTAACTGCTCTTAAATCACAAATCAAAACTTAAAGGGAGTCTTAAGGATGCAAACAAATACTGTATCTTACGATAGGTTGATCGAGAAATGGGCCCCAGTACTCAATGAGGAATCTGCTGGCTCAATAACCGATCATCACAAAAAAGCTGTTACAGCTGCTGTTCTTGAAAATCAAGAAATAGCTTTAAGAGAAGAGGGTATGCTTCAAGAAGCTGCTCCAGCTAACGCTACTGGTAATGTAGCTAACTGGAACCCTGTACTAATCGCACTTGTAAGACGTGCAATGCCAAACCTTATGGCATACGATGTCTGCGGTGTACAACCAATGACTGGTCCTACCGGACTTATCTTTGCGATGAAGTCAACATATAAAGATCCACAAGGCATTAGACTTGCTGGTGAAGCTGATGGAAATGAAGCTCTATTTAACGAAGCTAATACATTCTTTTCAGGTGACTCATCTGCAACCGGTAACGGTGCAAAAGGTCCATCAGGTTTTGTTGGAGTAACAGACACTGGTTTTGCTGGTGCAAACACTGATCCATCAATTCTTGACTCTGCCTCTGCAACGCACGGCGTAACAGGTACAGGTTATGCAACAGGTACTGCTGAAGCTCTAGGCGACGGTTCTGCACCAAATGCTCATATTCCAGAAATGGGATTTACAATTGAAAAGGCAACAGTTACTGCCAGATCAAGAGCGCTAAAAGCAGAATACAGTCTTGAACTTGCTCAGGATTTAAAAGCTATTCACGGTCTAGACGCTGAGACAGAATTGGCAAATATATTGTCAACTGAAATCTTAGCTGAGATTAATCGTGAAGTTATTAGAAATATAAATCTTCAAGCAAAAATCGGTTGTCGACAAGCTGAAATCAAAGTAAACGGACTATTCGACGTTCAGAACGATGCTGATGGTCGTTGGTCAGTTGAAAGATGGAAAGGTCTTGTATTTCAACTCGAGAGAGAATCTAACGTAATCGCGAAAGAAACAAGACGTGGTAAAGGTAACTTTATAATCTGTTCTTCAGATGTTGCCTCCGCTCTTAACGCTGCCGGTATGTTAGACTATACACCTGCAATGTCAACTAACCTAAACGTTGATGACACTGGTAATACATTTGCTGGTACATTAAACGGCAGAATGAGAGTTTACATCGACCCATATGCGGTTGCTAACTATGTAAACGTAGGTTATAAAGGAACTAACCCATATGATGCTGGTATGTTCTATTGCCCATATGTACCGCTAACTATGGTACGTGCTGTTGGTGAGAACACATTCCAACCAAAAATTGGTTTTAAAACCAGATATGGAATGCAAGTTAACCCATTTGTAACAAGCTCACCAAAAGATGGTATGGATGCTGCTACAGTTAGAAATAACCAGTACTACAGAATTTTTAGAGTAGATAACATACTCGATTCTGTATCTTAATAAACTTAAAATAATAACTTTAGAGGGGCTTTTGCCCCTCTTTTTTTGTTTAAACGTATATAAATAGGATTATGGCAACATTAACTAATAATTTAAATTACTTACAACCGACGTCGTATAAGCTAACGATAGATAGAGAAAACTATCCGAACTTAGAATACTTCGCTCAGAGTGTTACGCATCCTGGTATGATAATGAATCCAATTGAAGTACCGTATAAACAACTTACCGGAGTACCTTTTACTGGAGCAAAATTAACGTATAACGAATTATCAGCAAATTTGATTTTAGATGAAAATTTAAAATCGTATGACGAAATGTATAATTGGATGCGTAGATTATTAGAACAAGAAGAAATACCAGCAATAAAAAGAAGTCACAAATTAAAGATAGTTCCGACATATTCTGATATTACTGTTTCTATCTTGTCTAGTCATAACAATAAGACTAAAGAAATTAAATATATAGATTGCATACCAATAGCTTTAGGAGATATTACATTTGAATCGACTGCAACAGGTACAGAATTTGTTACCTTTGCAATATCGTTTAGATTTAGTTATTTTGATTTATTATAATACAGGATTAATATGGCATTTTTGATACATAATTTACCACCGGTAAATGTTTACGTTAGAAAAGAATATTTATATGATTTAAAAAAAGGACACGGCGAATACACTCCTGGAATTTGGGTAAGTGTAAAGTCCACAATGTGTAAAGCATTATATTTTGAAACACTACTTACTGATTATGGTGCTTTATTCGATAAACTTCCGATATCGGCATTTGTTTGGAAAATTGAAGATCATGGTGATTTACCACTTGATGTTCTTCAATTATGGGATTGTTTTGATTATAGTTTAACAGTATTGGAAAAACCTATATTAGGTAATTGCGAATTTTTTGGAAAAGACAAAAACATGCATCCGGGAGAATATCTTTTTACAATAGATAATTGTCATTCAGAAAGATCAACTCTAGATCAAAATTTTTCTGAACACGATCCGGAACACAAATCATTTAATATATTACAATTAGAAAATGGTCAGTTTGCAGCACAACCTAATAATAGAATAATATGGCGTGATAGTTCATTAACACCAGATAAGTTAATGACTCCAGACTTTAAAGTTTGTACCCAAAATTATAGAGTCGAAACAGAACCAAAATGGTCAGTTGGTCACACAGATGAATGGGCTTATAAAACTAAAGAAGAGGAAAGTATAGATAATAATTATGATTGATTTGAAACAGTTACTTGATGAATGGAAAGATGATTGTACAATAAGTGAAATACATTTAGATGAAACTTCTAGACAAGTTCCTATTCTACATTCAAAATATTTAGAAAAATTAATGAATGCTAAACTCATATTGAAAAAAAGTGAGTTCGAACAAAAATTACTTTTAAAACAAAAATGGTTATATTATAACGGAAAAATGGATCAAGATGAAATTAAAAAATTAGAATGGGATCCGGATCCATTTGGCGGATTAAAAATATTAAAGGGTGAAATGGATTATTATTATGATGCAGATCCGGAAATACAAAAGTCAGAAGAAAAGATTCAATATTATAAAACGATAGTAGATACTTTATCAGAGATAATAGATAATTTAAAATGGCGACATCAGACAATAAGCAATATAATTAAATGGAAACAATTTCAGTCAGGAAATTAGATCATTCTAATCTACACGTCGATTGTGATTATGGCATAGCAGCAGAAATAAAAGAATTTTTTTCTTTTTATGTGCCTGGCTATAGATTTATGCCCGCGTTTAAACGTAGAGTTTGGGATGGAAAAATACGATTATATGATACTAATAGTGGTGAATTACCAGGTGGATTATATCCTCAATTAAAAGTATTTGCAGATACTCGTAATTACAAATTAAAAGAAATAAGAACAAAATATGGTTTGGCTACTGATATTAATATTGTTAAACCTGAAGATATATTTTATTTTGCAAAAACATTAGAGTTACCATTTGAATTAAGAGACTATCAATTTACCGGTATATCCCATGCCATAAAACAAAAAAGAGCAATATTATTATCACCGACAGGTTCTGGTAAATCATTAATAATATATTATTTAATACGTTGGTTTTTAGCTAATTATAATCAAAAAGTTTTAGTTATTGTACCGACTACAAGTTTAGTTGAACAAATGCATACTGATTTTGTAAGTTATAACATGCCAAAAGATATGGCTCATAAAATTTATTCTGGTAAAGAAAAAACTGATAATGCTAACATATATATCAGTACATGGCAATCGATATACAAATTACCTAAGATATGGTTTCAACAGTTTGGAGCTGTTTTTGGCGATGAATGCCATGGATTTAAATCAAAATCATTAATGAATATAATGAATAAAGCTACTGAAGCAGAATATAGATACGGAACAACTGGCACTTTAGATGGGACACAAACACACGAATTAGTTTTACAAGGATTATTTGGTAAAACATATAAAGTTACAACTACTAAAGCATTACAAGACAATGATACATTAGCCAAACTCGACATACATCGTGTAATTTTAAATTATTTAAAAAAAGATCGGGAAATTTTTGGAAAGAAAACTTATCAGGAAGAAATCGAATATATAGTTGATAATAATAAAAGAAATAAATTCATAACTAATTTAGCTGTAGATCAAAAAGGTAATACATTAGTTCTTTTTAATTGGGTAGAAAAACATGGAAAACCTTTATTTGAATTAATAAATAGTAAAGTAAACGAAGCACGCAAAGTTTTTTTTGTATCTGGTGCTACTGAAACAACAGATCGCGAAGCGATAAGAGGTATAGTTGAAAAACAAAGAAATGCTATTATTGTTGCCAGTCTTGGCACTTTTTCCACTGGTATTAATATTAGGAATCTTCATAATATTGTTTTTGCCAGTCCAAGCAAATCACAAATTAGAGTCCTCCAGTCGATCGGAAGAGGGTTGAGAAAATCAGATAATGGTGTGCCGACTAAACTTTTTGATATTATAGATAATTTATGTAATGACACAAATAAAAATTTTAGTTGGCAACATGGTAAAGAAAGACTAAAAATATATGATAAAGAAAAATTTAATTTTAAAACATACGAAATAGAAATATGAAAGATAATATAAAACATTTTAAATTAAGTACTGGTGAAGAAATAATTTGTGAAGTTGTAGAATGGGACACCATCGAAACTTCTGCTATATTAATTAGAAAAGCTATGAAATTATATGATTCAATTAATATAAGAAATGGTTATAAATTTTTTAGTTTTAGACCATGGTTGTCATTTAACGATGATCCAAATGTATTACAAACTATTAATTCTGAACATATTGTAGGAGAATCGTCTCCATCACCAGACTTACTTAAATTGTACGAAAAATCTTTAAGTAAATTAAATAAATTTTTAGAAGAAAAACCAATTAGTGATCCTATTGATTTAGATCATTTAGAAGATTTGACCGACGACGAAGTACATGAATACATAGAAGAACAATTAGATAAACAAGAAGCGAAAGACAGTGATAAATCATCAAATATTTTACCATTTCCAAAAACATTTCATTAGTATATCCTCCTCCCCAAAATACCTTAATTTATTATATACTAGAACGTAAGTTTTGTAAACCATTATTTTTTGTTTTTATTTAAAAAAATATATATTTACATGGTAATGAATATATGATATTATATACTTATTAATGGAGTAAATTATGCCAAGAAGAAATAAGAAAAGTATACATTATGTTAATAATGCTGAATTTTCTCAAGCAGTTGTAGATTATGTAAAAACAGCTGACTCAGCTAAATCTAAAAATAAAGAAATTCCTATAGTACCAAACTATGTTGCGCAATGCTTTTTAAGAATAGCTGAAGGGTTGTCTCATAAAGCTAACTTTATAAGATATACTTATAGAGAAGAAATGGTTATGGATGCTGTAGAAAATTGTCTTAAAGCCATAGGTAATTATAATTTAGATGCTGCCACTAGAACTGGTAATCCTAATGCTTTTGCTTATTTTACTCAAATAACTTGGTATGCTTTTCTTAGAAGAATAGCCAAAGAAAAGAAGCAACAAGAAATTAAAATGAAATATCTAACTTCTTCGCCATTAGAAGAATTTGTAGTAACAGAAGAAGGTTCTACTCCAATAGTTAGTGCTTTTGTTGATTCACTGAAAGATAGAATTGAAAAAGTAAGACATACTGATAATAAAATAAAAGCATATGCTAAACAAGAAAAAATTAAAAAAAAGAGAACAATAAGCGTTGATTCAGATTTAAGCGAGTTTATGGCATGAATAAATTTCCAGTAATATTAGTATTAGTTACAACCATAGTTTTAGTATTAATAACAGTAACAGTTTCTTTTGGAATGACATGGAATGATAAACCAGTTGCTTGTATGAGTAAAGAAATGGCAGAAGATGTTACGTATAGAAGACAAGAAAATTTAATTTTTAAAGCTATGCAAACAACTAAAGTGAGATCAGAAGATGGGTTACAAGATGAAATGCGAGTAATACCGTTTTCTTTTTATTTTAATCCTGCAACAAAAACTTATACAATGTTTGAATATCACTCAGCGTATAATAGTTATTGTATTTTAAGTCAAGGTGTAAAAATAGATTAATGAAAATAGCTATATTAAATGATACCCATTGTGGTATAAGAAACTCTTCACAAATATTTTTAGATAATGCAAAAGAATTTTATGATAAGGTTTTTTTTCCGGAATGTGAAAAACACAATATAAAACAAATAGTACATCTTGGTGATTATTATGATCACAGAAAATTTGTAAATTTTAAAGCTCTTAATCATAATAGAAAATGTTTTTTAAACGAAATTAGAAAACGTGGCATGATGATGGATATTATTCCTGGTAATCATGATACGTATTTTAAAAATACTAATGACTTAAATGCTTTAAAAGAACTACTTGGGCATTATATGAATGAAATCCATATAATAATGGAACCTACTGTAATGGAATATGGTTCTTTAAAAATGTCATTATTACCGTGGATTAATCAAGAAAATCATCAACAATCTATGAATTTTATACAAAACTGTAAAGCAGATTGGTTAGGTGCGCATTTAGAATTATGTGGATTCGATATGTTAAAGGGTATACCTAATCATCATGGAATGAATCCAGCAGTTGTTGACAGGTTCGAGCAAGTTATAACTGGTCATTTTCATACTTCTTCTAAAAAGGGAAACGTTTGGTATCTTGGATCACCTTTAGAATATTTTTGGTCTGATGCGCATGATCCAAAGTACTTTCATATTCTAGATACTGAAACACGCAAATTAGAAAGAATACAAAATAATTATAGGTTATTCGAAAAAATTGTGTACAATGCCACTAAAACCAATTATAATACATATACAGTATCTAATTTAGATAAAAAGTTTGTAAAAATAATTGTTGTCAATAAAGGAGATAGTTTTACTTTTGATAGATTTGTAGATAGAATTCAAAATCAAGATATATACGAACTAAAAATAGCAGAAAATTTTTCTGAATTTGTTGGTCAAAATATAGCAGACGAAGGTTTAGAAGTGGATGACACTCCGAAACTTATGGATGATTATATTAATAATGTTGATACTGATTTAGATAAGGATAAACTAAAAATTAATATGCGTGATTTAATGACAGAAGCCCAATCTTTAGAGATAGCATAATGGACATGTTAACAATACTAGGTTTAAAAAAACAAGAAGATGAAACAGAAGAACTTGACACTAAAGTCAATATACATACATTATACAAACATCGATGGGTTTGGTACCACTTAATACTGTGTATTCAAATGATTTTAACTAATGTATTATTAATAGCAATTCTTTTTGTTTTGGCATTAAAATGATAAAATTTAATAAAGTAAAGTGGAAAAATTTTCTATCCACCGGTAATACTTTTACCGAAATAGATTTAAATAGAAATAAATCAACATTAATTGTTGGACCAAATGGCTGTGGTAAATCTACTATGCTAGATGCTGTGTCATTTGGTTTATTTGGAAAACCTCATCGAAGTATTAATAAACAACAACTCGTTAATTCTATAAATGGTAAAGAATGTATTGTTGAAGTTAATTTTTCGATAGGTCAATCAGTTTATAATGTGATAAGAGGTATTAAACCTAACACATTTGAAATTTGGCGTGATGGCACTATGATTAATCAGAGTTCTCATGCCAAAGAGTACCAGAAGATCCTTGAGCAAAATATCCTAAAACTTAATCATAAGTCGTTTCATCAGGTAGTTGTATTAGGTTCCTCCTCATTTATTCCCTTTATGCAGCTATCTACTGGACACAGGAGAGGTGTTATTGAGGATCTTCTGGACATCAATGTTTTTTCTAAAATGAATATCATATTAAGAGAGCAAACTAATAAATTAAAAGATGAACTAAAAGATTTAAATTATAAAATAGATATATCAACAAATAAAATTGATACTCAGAAAAAATATATAAAAGATATTCAATTGTTGACTGATGAAAATAAAAAACAATATCACGATAAAATAACAATTTCTAATAGTAAAATTACAGTATTACAAAAAGATAATTATGAATTATCTGATGGCTTAGATGATGAACAAACAAAAATTGAAGGTGATTTGAAAGAACTTCATGATTTAAAAAATGTTAATATGATGGCTAATTCAGAAGTTCAAACTCAAATGAGAGCAATTGGTAAAACTGCAAAGTTTTTTGAAACAACTGACAATTGCCCGACATGTAAACAATCTATTTCTAGTGATATAAAAGAAATTGCTTTATCTGAAGCAAGAACAGAAGCCAAATCTTTACAAAGTAGATTACAATTGATCATGGATGAAAAAGAATCTGTAACACAAGATATTGATCATTGGAACAAATTATTAGGTTCTATTAGAGAAAAAACTACTGTTATTAATATGAATAATAAAGAAATAGCTTCATTGCAAAATAGCATAAAAGAATATCAAGAATTTTTAAATAACGATGTATCTGCAGATTTAAGTGAAGCTAAAAATCAATTAGAAAATTTGATAATGAGTAAATCAGATCTTTATACTCAAAAGATGGAAAGAAACGAAAAATATTCTTATAATTCTGCTATGGCTGAAATGTTAAAAGATACTGGTATCAAAACAAAAATTATAAAACAATATTTACCAGTAATGAATACTCTGATTAATCAATATTTACAAGTATTAGATTTTTATGTACACTTTGATTTAGATGATGAATTTAATGAAACAATAAGATCTCGACATCGTGATGATTTTACATATGAATCTTTTTCTGAAGGTGAAAAACAAAGAATAGATCTGTCTTTATTATTTACTTGGAGACAAATAGCTAAGATGAAAAATTCGGTATCGACAAATCTATTAATATTAGATGAAACATTTGATTCGTCTCTTGATCATGAAGGTGTAGAAAATTTATTAAAAATATTAACAACTCTTCCAGATGAAACGAATGTATTTGTTATATCCCATAAAGGAGAAATATTAGATAATAAATTTGAAGATAAAATAGAATTTACAAAAGTAAAAAACTTTTCGAAGATTGCTGCTTAACTGTTTACAAATACCCGAAAATGTTATATAATTATTATAGAAAAGTGAGGTTATAATATGGAATTTTCTGACAATACAATGACAATATTTAAAAATTTTGCTGATATAAATCAAAATATATTAGTACAAGAAGGTACAAAATTAAAAACAATTCATGAAGCTCGTAACGTATTAGCAATTGCACAAGTTGATGATACATTCCCTAAAGATTTTGGAATATACGATTTAAGTGAATTTATTGGTGTTACTAATTTAGTAGATAAACCAAATCTTTCTTTCGAAGATGAATACGTAACAATTAGTGATTCTACTGGTAGAAGTAAAATTAAATATTTTTATTCATCTCAAGATACTCTTACAACTCCATCTAAAGATATTGTTATGCCCGAAGGTGAAGTTAAATTTAAATTAGAATCAGCAGTTTTAGATAAAATAAAAAGAGCAGCGTCAACTTTAGGACATACCGAAGTATCAATAGCTAATAGTGATGGATCAATAAAAATATCTGTTATTGATAGTCAAAATAGTACTTCAAATACTTTCTCTATTGATATACCTGGTGAATATACAGAAGGTACAAACTTTAATTTTATTTTAAATATAAGTAATCTAAAAATAATACCAGATGATTATGACGTAGAAATATCATCTAAATTAATATCACAATTTTCTAATCCAAGAATGAATGTTCAATACTGGATAGCATTAGAAAAGTCATCAACGTTTGGAGTATAACATGGCAAAAGAAGTAGAAACAACTGAAAACGTAGATACGGTTGATACAAATATCGATACTGTAACTGCAAAAGAAAAAGTTATTCAAGATTTAGCAAACAAATCTTGTAGAAGTATGGTAGCCGTCATAGATGCCATGTGCCAACGTGGTGCATTTAAAGGAGAAGAGCTTTCTACAATTGGTGGATTAAGAGATCAATGTATACAGGTTATACAAGGTGTAGAAGAATTAGAACAGGAAAAAGCTCTTAATTCTTAATATGTACTTTCTATTTGAAATGTGTTATAATTATATTATGGAGAAAGTATGTCAAATGATTTTTTATGGGTTGAAAAGTATCGTCCGAAAACGATAAACGATACTTTATTACCGAAAGATTTAAAAGAACAGTTTCAAAAAGTTATTGAAACAGGCGAGTTACAGAATATGTTACTCACCGGCACGGCTGGTCTAGGTAAGACTACAGTCGCTAAAGCTATTTGTAACGAGCTTAATTTAGATTATATTGTTATAAATGGTTCTGAAGAAGGTAATATTGATATATTACGAGGTAAGATAAAACAGTTTGCAAGTTCAGTATCTTTGCAAGGTGGAATAAAGGTTGTCATTCTTGATGAAGCAGATTATCTTAATCCTCAATCGACACAACCGGCACTTCGTGGATTTATCGAAGAATTCGCGAATAATTGCAGATTCATTTTAACTTGTAATTTTAAGAATAGAATTATCTCACCGCTACATTCTCGTTGCGCAGTTTATGAGTTTAATACTAATAAACAAATATTAAGTGAGCTTTGTCCGGATTTTTTAAAAAGATGTGAATCAATATTATCAGAAAATAATATCACATATAATAAAATGATGATTGCTGATTTAATACTAAAATTTGCTCCTGATTGGAGAAGAGTATTAAATGAATTACAAAAAAGTAGTACTACTGGAACGTTCAGCTATAATTTCGGAAATACTAGCGGACATGACGCTTTTTCTAATTTATTGCAATTAATAAAAGATAAAAATTTTAAATCTATGCGTCAATGGGTATCGAATAATATTGATACTGATGCTTCATATATATTTCGTGGAATATATGATAATATGTCAGATCATATTTCTCCGCAAAGTATTCCTCAAGTAGTTCTTATATTAGCAGATTATCAATATAAGAATGCATTTGTAGCAGATCATGAATTAAATGTTGTGGCCTGTTTAACTGAAATTATGGCAAACGTGGAGTTTAAATAATGGTTGTAAAAGATGGTCCTTTAAAACAGGCTATTAATGCAGAAGATTCTAGTATTATTAAACAAGAATTAATAACTTATAGAGTTATTGACAGTGTTCTAACAAAAGAAACTGTAGACAGAAGATTTTATGGTAGTGGTGATTATATTGATTCAACTTCATATGAACCATTAATGAGGATGTAATGCCACATAGAACTGAAGCAAAATTATTTGAGTGGGGTAAATTCATATCTCATGCTGGTAATGAATTAAATTTTAAATTAGAATGCGATGCTATATCACCAGAAGAATGGGATTGTTTAGCCAGTATGATAATGCAATATCAAGATATGCCTTTTAGATCAGTTGAAGGAATACCTCGTGGCGGTATACCACTTGCTAAAGCATTAGAAAAGTATGCCACTGGAAAAGAAGAACATCAACCTATGATTGTTGATGATATTTACACAACAGGTAAAAGTTTTCAGGATTATATGGAAAAACATTATCCTGGTACTCTTCACGCCTGGGGACATAAATGGGTAGTGTTTCAGAGAGGACCAACAATGTGGAATGACATCGGTGTTGTGAAATCACTTTTTAAATTATACGGAGTTGAATAGTGCTTATTGAAAATGAAATAAAATTAGATTATAAAGATGTATTATTCAAACCTAAAAGATCTACATTAACAAGTAGGCAACAAGTAGATTTATTTAGAACAATAGAATTTAGAAACGCAAAAGGGTGCGATAGAAGATTTTATGGTATACCAATAATTGCTTCAAATATGGACGGTGTTGGCACTTTTGAAATGGCAACCAAATTACGCAAATCTGGTTTAATGACTTGTTTAGTTAAAACATATTCTCAAAGTGAATTAGTAGAATATTTTGACAGTGATAGTGAATCAGTTTCTAATTACACTATTATGTCTATTGGTGCGACAAAAGAAGATTTTAAAAAAATAAAAAATGTTTATGAATTGACAGATGGAAAGGTTAAATACCTATGTGTAGATGTTGCTAACGGATATACTGAATTTTTTAGTCAATTTATTTACTCATTAAGAATACAATTTCCTGAACTTATTATCATGGCAGGAAATGTTGTAACTGGAGATATGACGCAGGAGCTTATTTTAAATGGGGCAGACGTTGTTAAATGTGGTATCGGGCCTGGTTCTGTTTGTACTACTCGTATACAGACTGGAGTCGGTTTCCCGCAACTCTCAGCGACCATTGAATGCGCTGACGCTGCTCATGGCCTTGGGGCTTCTATTATTGCTGATGGAGGCTGTACGACACCAGGTTGTGTCTCTAAGGCCTTGGGAGGAGGAGCGGACTTTGTCATGCTTGGAGGAATGTTCGCTGGTCACGACGAAGGTGGCGGAAAAGTAACAGAAAAAGAATATATCACAAGTCAAGTTTGTAATGATAGTAATAAATCACAATTGTTTAATAGTGGTTCTGAAGCACACAGAAAAACTCGAATACATAAGACTATGCAATTTTATGGTATGAGTTCTACTTTAGCCAATGAAAAACATTTTGGTGGTTTAAAAGATTATAGAGCATCAGAAGGTAAAGAAGTTGAAATTAATTATAAAGGAAATATAAAAAACACTTTACAAGATTTGTTAGGTAGTATAAGATCAACTTGTACATATATTGGTGCTAAACGTCTTAAAGATATTCCAAAATGCACAACTTTTGTAAGATGTAGTGATACGCATAATAGGGTTTACGAATAATATAAAATATGGTATAATAATAATATGAGTCCTTTTGATTTTTTAAATGAAATAAATTATGGTAAAAAAAATATCATGATTGATGATATTAGCGAAAAACAATATAATTCATTTATGGTTAATCGCGGTTTGTCTTACTTTAAAGATACTGCTGTAATTGCTAATGAAATGAATATGAATCACCACCTAGATAATCGTTTACAATTTGATTTTCTTATAAATATTATAAGAAGAAAAAGACGGTTTTCGAAATGGAATAAACCAGAAACCGTGGATGACTTGGACGTTATTAAAGAGTATTATGGATATAGTAATAAACAAGCTAAAGCAGTTCATAATCTTCTTTCGTCTGATCAAATTGGAGAATTAAGAAAGAAGGTTTTTAAAGGTGGAAGAAAAAAATAGTATTATAGAGTGGAGTCCAAGCTCAATGCTGGAAGTTACTCTAAATGAACCAGATGATTTTTTAAAAGTTCGAGAAACACTTACGCGTATTGGTGTAGCTTCAAGAAAAGAAAATAAATTATTTCAATCTTGTCATATACTACATAAACAAGGCAGATATTTCATAGTACACTTTAAAGAGTTATTTCTGTTAGATGGTAAAAAATCTAATTTAGAAGAAAATGACGTTGCGCGCAGAAATACAATTGCACAACTTATGAGTGATTGGGGTTTAATAACAATTGAAAATAGTAAACAATTAGAACAATTAGCTCCGATGAGACAAATTAAAATTATACCATTTAAAGAAAAAGATAAATGGGAATTATGTCCGAAATATAATATAGGGAATAAGAATTGAATGATGTGAAAAAAGCGGCTCAAGAACAGGCCGAAGAAGCTTTTGTTGGTTTTATAAAATTTAGTAAATATATTGCATACGGAAGTATATTATTTTTATTAATTGTTGCAAGATGTAATTTTGGAGATGATGGTACTGGTGGTACTGGAAACCCAGACTTATATCCAGAATATTTGAAAAGGATGGGCGTTGATGAGTAATGAGCCATATAATAATGAAGGCTTTGCTTCTGCATATATAATGTTAATTTTTATAATGTTAATATTTCCAGCAATATTATTATTTTCATCTTTAGGTACCTGGAGTTTGTTTGTTCAAATGCATTTACCTGATGGTGATTGTTGGGAAAATGCTAAACATGAAAAAGTATGTAAAGGTGAAGTTGATTGTAAATTTATGAGAAATTTTTGTACTAAATTATGACAGATAAAAAAATAGTTTTTCTTGCCGATTTAATAGAACAAAAACTTCGTAAAGAAAAAGAAATAGAATATTATGAAAGTAAATTAAAAGAAATTACTAGTAAATTATTTTTCTTAAAAAAAGAACAAGATTTAACTAATTTAATTATTAATATAATACAACACGAAAAGATAGTGGACATAAAAGAGTTTTTAACAGATGAAAAAAATATTTGATAAATTACCAGATTTTTATTTAAGCCATTGGTTATTAAGAATACCATTAGCAATAGTTTTTATTCAACAAGGCTGGATGAAAATGCCTGTTAGCGCAGAAGAAGCTGCATCATACGATTTATCATACATTGTTTGGTGGTTTGTAACTTATGGTGAGTTTTTATCAGGCGTAGGTTTATTAATAGGTGGTATCTTAACCTCTAATTGGATGTATAAAGAAATGCCAGATTGGTTAGGAGACATGATTACTAGATTTAGTGGTATTACAATGTGTTGTATCATGACAGGTGTTATATGGGTTGGAGAGCCAGAAAGTTTAATGGACGTAATCATATATGATAATTTACACGTTTTATTATGGGTTGGTGGATTGTTTTTTGCTTTAAGAGGCAATAGAGTATAATAGAGGAGGATATTATGCATTACGTATTATACGCATTGTTTATGATGCATCCAGAAAATACCAATGACTGGAGAATAACAGATAGACTGCAATTTCAAAATCAATACGAATGTCAAAAATATTATAATACTTATACTAATGAATTAATAGGTGGATTAAGAGATTATATGTCTGCGAATCATGGACCGCCAGATGCAGGTAATTATACTTTACTTGAAGTTGGTTGTATGGTGCACGATGGAGTAAATCCAGCACTTCAAAAAAGATTTCCATTGCAAACAAATCCACAATTAGAATATTTTTTAAACATACCAAAAAAACACGATACTTAATTGTATATATAGTAATAGGATGCCAAAGATGGGTCCTATATTTTAACCTTGCTACGTCATAGGAGGTAAACATGACTGGTACTTTTATGTTCCCAAGGAACGCTTTTCTAGGTTTCGACCATTTATTCGATGAACTCGAAAGAGTCACAAATCACGCAAAAGATACATATCCACCACATAACGTTGTCAAAGACGGCGATATGAAGTATGATATTGAATTAGCAATTGCGGGTTTTTCAAAAAAAGATATATCAATAGAACTTAAAGATCATGTGCTCACCATCACTGGAGATCGTGAAGCCAGAAGAGATCAAGACAAATATGTTCATAAAGGTATATCTGGTCGAAAATTTGTAAAATCGTTCAGGTTATCAGAGTACGCAGAAGTCAATGGTGCGGATTTGACGGATGGGATTCTTACTGTCAGTATAGAAGTAGTCCTACCGGAAAAGATGCGACCCCAGCAAATTTCAATTGGAACTGGGAGACAAACCAATGACAACAATAGTGCTCAACTACTCAACGAGTCTGCTTGAAAGCCTATCAAAATCTTTAAAAAGTTTATTAATCAATCTGTATATCGGTTGGCAAAACGGTAGACAGAGATCTGTAAATAGAAATGTTGCAATACTCTTACTTAGACATGCTAAGTCTGATTATGCAAATGAAACTACAGATAGCTTAACTGCTAGATTAAATGAGAAAATGGGTATTTAAATGAAAATATTAAAAAATATTTGGAATTATATAAGACCTAAATCTCAAAGAGAACTTCAAGAAGAATGGCTAGCTAGTTCGCATGACTTAGTTGAACTAGAAAAAAGACAAAAACAACTAATCAATCCTAATCTTAAGGGTTGGGTATAAATAAAAGGGACAGGGAAACTTGTCCCTTTAAATTTAACAGGAGATAGAAATATGGCATTTAGTTTATCGTCGAGAAGTCGAGGAAAATTAGAAGGCGTTCATCCCGATATGATCGCTGTAGTTGAAACTGCAATAACTCTTACTAAAATTGACTTTGGCGTAACATATGGTGTAAGAACTTTAGAAGAACA